CCGCACAGTTGACAAGGGGCTTTATTTTATAACAGATTAGATACGAATCAGTTCAACATCTCTCATAGGAACATCCACGTCAATGCCATGATCCGCAATAGTCACATAATTCAGACTATCATCGCTGGTAAAACACATCTGCTTCACGCGATATAGATTGCCCTTACTAAAGACATGATAATCTCGTGAGAACAGGGCATAGAGTCTCTTTTGACCGTCTTCCTTCTTTAGTGCATCAATTTCTCTTTTCATGCTCTTGATCTTTGCAACACAATCCTTCTCAAAATCTTTTGTATCAGCAATATCAAGCTCTCTAGAAATAGCACAGAAAGCATTTTCAATTTCTTTGACAAAGAACAAGAGACTCTGAACAAGAGACTTCGGCGTTGCATGTCCAGTATCTAGATCAAATACATCAAGAAGAGTGTCTTCTGCGAGCCTGTCTTGAATTCTCGGAGGGATCTCTTCGTTCTTAAAGGAGTCTACTCGATTTTGTAGACAGCGCTTGATATGATTGATATTAAAGCAATAATCACTCATTCTATTTTCCTTTCTTTATCTTTTAAGAGCGACAACAAACATAATAATCGCAAATATCATCATGGCAGATATCATGAAAAAGAATGATACTTCTAACAGCCCAAGTTCTACAAGCTTCAAAAAGACAATAAGAGTCGTTGTGACGAATATCGCAATCAGAATAAAACTAATATCCCTTGCCAAATAGCACCTCCTCTAGTCCTATGCTCGTAAAGATGACATATAGAATGAATACCAGCAATCCAATATCCGCACCTACGAACATCCAAAAGAAATAGGCAGACAATAGAATGAACATGCTAATGCATACTGTAAATAAAAATAACAGAATATGGACGATCGCACTTCTAGTTCTTCTCACTCTTAATCATCCCCATTTCCACCTTATAGATATGCTCCAAGGTCCAAAAGTACCGACCTACAGGACAGTTGTCCCAATAGCGGAATATGGAAAGGTTATCATTTACATCGGCTTTCTTCACTATAAGGGCAATCGGGTTATCACAGCATCGCCGCACATAATCCTTATATGTCTCATTGGGGAATCTAGTCAAGGAAATAACAGCATCGAGAGTGTCATTGCCAAACATATCGGCGATGGTAATCTCACAGAATTCGGGGATATCTTCAAGGATATCATGTAGATATGCTACCACCTGTGCCTGTTGTGAATTAATCAACTTGACGCCCTCGTGAGGATATTCGTCGCAAGAACGATATGCTTCAAGATATGCTTCGGTCATTTCAGAAACTCTTTGCAAATGAAGGAAGTA